GGTTTACCTTTAGATTTTTCTTTTGCCATTTCTAAAGATTTTTTCATCTCATCTTGTATTGATTTGATGATTGGCTTTGCCTCTGCACCTTTGATAATTAAGTTAGTCTTGAAGTGACCACCATTCTCTTTATCAAATTTAGTGTCAGGCGTATTTAACCAACAATACTGTGATACACCTACAGGTGTTACAATCTTGTTGTATGTTTGCTTTTTCATATTGTCCTTATTGTTATTGTTCTCTGTGTTTTCTCCGTTGATGTTGATTGTTCTAATAAGGAAAGGTTAGCCACACACAGTGCCGACTAACTGCCATTTTTTACCATCTATATCTATTTCATGTTTGTTGAGGCTATCATGATACGTAGTTTTTGGTGCATACTCACAATTAGCTACTTTCAATTTATGAAAATACAGTTGGCTATCCAATTTGAAGTCAGTTTCAAATGGAATAAGTATTAGTGTTACTATCCACATGTGCATAGGATTAGGCAAAGAAAAACTTAGATTTGTGTAGTAAATCTAATTCCAAGTTTCCACTTTCAGGTATTGCAGGTAACTTTTCTTTTGTCTCTGTATCTAACTGCAACCCTATATCTAATTTAAAACTACTTAATAAGTTTTGTTTAAAGATACCTACAAAGGCTTCTCTAATGCTTTCATTAAGTTTGTCTATGTCACAAGCATGCGTAGCAAAACTGTCATGCACATTACAAAAGTTTTCAATTCCTTTTTCTTTTGCAATATTTACAGTTCTTACCATGCAAGCACTATCTAGTGAGTGAACATAATTGGCGGCGACTGCGTTACGGCTTCGAAGTTTGTCCGTTTCATCTTTCTCCACTTTTATTTGTGGTGCAAAGACTTCACCCATCAAATGAGAACATACTCTTTTACTTTTCATTTCTGGATAGTATTGGTACACAGGAAAACCAACAGGTGTAACCCAATGTATAGGTACTCCTTCTTTTGCAATTACTCTTGCATTGTTTTGTAAGTAATCCATACCAACTCTTGCTGATTTTAAGTTTTCACCTATGCTGTCCCAAATTATTTTGGCAAGATATGTTGCAGGTTTAAACATGTCATCAAATGGGTGCATTTCCCCTTTGTCTTTTCTTTTAGTTAAATCTTCTACGACAAAGTCAGTACAAGAATATCTAGTAGACCCATAACAAATTGTCATAATAGGTCTCTTACATGTTGAACGCTTTACTCCATAGTCTAACCATTTCTGTGCCATTGGGTCTCCTTCAGTAGCTTTCGCTTTTAAAGTTTTGATAACTTCATTAGCTACTAATTGGTAGATGTCTTGCGGTATCTCACTAGGTAAACAATTAACTAATTTACCGGCTACTTCATCTTTAAGTAATAAAGAATAAATTTGTAAACCATTACAAGAGCCATCTACGTTAACAGGTATATAAGAAATAAATCCGTCACCTGTTTGTGTGTATCTGTTCCATTCGTCACAAAAAGCTAAAAATTGAAAAGCATTATCTGCGTCTTCCCACTGTCTATTTCCAATAGGGTCTTCAGCACATTTTTTAATCCAATCTTGGTTATCAATAGTCCATTTTTCTCTATCTTCTAATGACACTTTATCGTTACCCCACATGTTTGACCCATGCACAGCAAGCCAAAAGACACCTCTGTTTTCTTTTGTGATAGCTTTACCTTTACTAAAATTTAACAATGCTTTTGCACCATTAATAGATTGATAGTTAAGAAAAGCAGGCACACAATAGGCTCTTCCTCTAAAATCTAATTGTAATGGGAAATACAAAGTAGCATAATTTTTAAACAAATCAGCCAACCATAAGATTTTAGCATATAGCATTCTTTTAGACGCCATTCGGTTATTCTCTGTGTGAACAATGACACTCTCTTTCTTAAACTTTTTGAGTGCCTCTGGGTTTGTGTCTATATCGTGAGGTTTGTTAGGAGTTTGTAGGTTTTCTATGGGTGGCATACCTCCAATAGAAAGTGACTTATCCCAAGCATTCTGCATAACTTTTAGAATAAAATGGTTTATTTTATAAGCTGTGCTTTGCATTAAATTTACAGCATTAGTTACCTCTGGCATAGCATGTCCTTCTAGCTCTTTGATAAACTTTTTACCTTTTTGTTTAACTAGGTCTAGCTCTGGCATTTCTGCCGTCCAATATCCATGACCTGTAACTTTACCATCAACTACAGATTTTGGAGGCATAACCATTGGAAGGTACTCTGGGTTTAACAGTTCGTTAAACTGATTACGATTGTCTATCCATTCTTTAGTTTTAGCTGTTTGTCTAATAACTTTAAAAGTTTTATGTTTTACTTGGTCAGTCCCTATCTCAACTAAACCTGTATGAACAACTAACAAATCAAGTAATTGTATGCCAACATGTAATCTTTCAGTAGTAGACCACTCTTGCCAATTCATTACATTATCTCTTTTTGCTTGCTCTCTTAATTTTCTTCTTTTGTAAGCATAGTTCCAAGACCTTTTATCTAAATCTCTTTTTGTAGTTTCGTAAAGTTCTGGATTTAATGATTTAAAGTTTTTAAGACTTATCTCTGTTTCAATTCTACCACCTAAAGTAATAGCAGTAGAAGTAACTTTTTGTGTAGTAGTGATGGTGTTAATTACATGCTTTGCTGTTATTAATGATGTTATTAGGGGGTCTATTTGGGAGATGTATTGAAGTGCTATGGGAGGTTTTGAGTGAACATTTTTATCTGTTTCTTTTATCCACTCTGCAATGGCTATTGCTAAAGGACGTACTGTGGTGGCGACAATGACTTTTCCGTAAGATGTAACACTCTCTTCACCCCGTTCTATGTGGGAAAGCCTCCTCTTATTTGTCCTGTTCATACCCCTTTCAGCAGACATCTTTTCGGTCTGGACTTGGTCTTTATACGTAGGCATTATTTCTAGTAGTTTCATGTATTCTCCTGTTATTGATTGACCTATGCGTGAGTGCATAAGTATGATTTAGGGAGAAGTAACGGATAGTTGAAACGTATTGGTATGATTATATTAAATAAATGACGTATTCACTGGTGCATAGGTGCAATAGGATTTTAAGTCCTTTGTGTCTACCAATTTCACCACGAGGGCATTTACTAAAATCATTGTATACATTCACTTTTCCGCTACTTCAACTTTTTTAACGTGTACGAGGATTAAACTTAATTTGTACACCTATCCGTTGTTGGATAAGTTACTATTAAGGGTATTTACCTCATTTAACACGTTAACTGCACCTCTTAAATTATTAGGTATTAAGTGCGAATACCTCTTTATCATCTTCCACGACTTATGCCCCAACATCTGACCAATAAAGTGAAGCTCTACTTTTCCACTTTGAGCCATACGTGTAGCACAAGTATGTCGTAAGCAATGAATGACAAACTCTTTGTCGTCCTCAAGGTTCATTGCCTTTCTTAAACGTCTCCATGTATTTTCAGCAGTCCAATATTTCAACTGCCTAAACACAAGGTCGTTTCGCTCCGCATTTTCCAACAGCTTAACAACAATAGACTTTGCTCTGTTTGTTAGTGGCACACCTCTTGCGTCACCATTTTTGGTAACACTAGAAGGTAGATTAACAACATAATCTCCGTTGTTATTATGCACCATCAACTTCTTAATAGATAGAGCTTCGCCTAGTCTCATACCTGTGTCCATAAGAAACAAATACAATTCAAGATAATCAACTTTATTCCATTCAGTTAATATCTTAATTATTTCCTGTTCCTCCAATGGCTCAAGGTATCGTTCTCTGCCGTTGTTTTCTGTTTGCCATTCAATGTGAGGCATTCTATCAAGATGATAAATAGATTGTCTCTGACTAGCAAACCTTAACATCTTACTGATTGCAGAAAGATAACGATTGATAGTAGCAGGAGCAAAACCCCTGTCTTCTAACGTGTCCACAAGATTTTCTATGTGGCTGTCGTTAATCTCAGTTACAAGCATACCTCGCCCTAACATAGTAATAATGTTATCGGCTCGTTTAGATTGCAACTTTTCCCAACCTTTCAATGTTAATTTGCGGTGTATTTCCGTAAGCAACTTTAAGTTTCTTTGTTGCATATTTTATACCTCCGCTTTTCATTGTTATTTGACCCACTCCAAAAGAGTGTTGTACACCCTCTTGCCTTTTGATGTTAGACGCACAAGTTTTCTACGTCTTTCCATTGGGTCTTCAAAAGTTTCTAATAGACCAATGCCACTCTTTCTGTGTCTGTTCACATCTGCTAATTTATAGCAATTTCTTGACACACTAGATTGTGCAATGTCTAAATCTTCAGATATTGATTGCATAGATACGCCTTCCTTACCTGATTTTTCAGCCACATAGAAAAAAACAGATATTGCCTGTGCTTCTAACTGACTGTCAAACTTTCGCATTTCTTCTATTATTTTTAATAGATTTTTACCGCTACTCATTTTTTAATTGTCCCTTCTTTTGTTGTCTCTTGTTTTTTACACAATGAGAGCCAACCACACTGTGGGTAACTATGAGAAATAAAACCGCCAATATCCAAAATCAACGATAGTCTCATAATTATCTTTAGTAACTCTAAGATTACTCCATATACTATATTTTTCAATATAGATTTTAAATAGAATAAAATTACTATTCATAATTTACTCCTTTTTTTATTTAATAACGCCTCACAATTAATAATGGATTGCACCAAGCATTATTAAACTCGTAGATAATAGATTTTCTCATAATCCTCCTTTCTTTTTGCTTATGTGTTATTTTTATAACGTATGCTATCCTGTCGCACATAGTATGTGCAAGAGGAAAA